TCGAACCCGGAAAGCCTGCGCGGCCCGCAATTTGACGGCGCCTGGTGCGACGAGGTCGGCAAGTGGAAGAAGGCGGAGAGCACCTGGGACATGCTGCAACTCGGGCTTCGGCTCGGGGAGCAGCCACGGGCGCTCGTCACCACGACACCGAAGACGACGCCGTTCCTGCAGTCGCTCGTCGAGGCGAAGGGCACCGTGCTGACCCGCGCCTCGACGGCGGCGAACCGGATGCATCTCGCGAAGGACTTTCTCGAGACGGTGCTCGGCAGGTTTGCCGGAAGCAGGGTTGAGCGGCAGGAGCTTGACGGTGAGTTCGTGACGGATGTCGACGGCGCGCTCTGGACCTGGGAGATGATCGAGGCGACCCGGGTGCCCTCCGAGGGTGAGCCGGACAGGATCATCGTGGCGGTCGACCCGTCCATGACGAAGGACGGCGACATCTGCGGGATCGTGGTCGTCGGCGTGCGGCAGCAGGGAACGCCGCATCACTGGACTGCGGAGGTGATTGCCGATCACAGCTTGCCGGCGTCGCCGCGGGACTGGGTGGATCGCGCGATTGCGGTCTATCACGAATACGGCGCGGACCGGATGGTCGCCGAGGTCAATCAGGGCGGCGACATGGTGACGACGATGGTTCGGGGAACCGATCCATCGGTTCGGGTCGCTCCGGTTCGGGCGACCAAGGCGAAGTCGGTGCGGGCCGAGCCCGTGGCGCTGCTCTACGAGCAGGCGCGGGTGCGGCACCGGCACGTCTTTCGCGCGCTCGAGGATCAGATGACGGCGATGACGGTCAAGGGCTTTCGCGGCAAGGGAAGCCCGGATCGGGTGGATGCGCTGGTCTGGGCGCTCACCGAACTCATTGTTTGGCCGGCGCACGAGTGGCGTGGAAGCGGGCCGGCGATCAGGGCGCTCTGACGTCGCTAAGGGCGGATCGGCGTTCTTTGTTAGAGCCGAGCCAGACGGATCGTCTGTCGGCCGTGGCAATTCAGGAGCCAAGCGTATGGTGTTGCGAATGTTCCGGTCCGCCGAGGCGGAGCCGCCGGAGCGAAAGGCGTCGGCGGCGGCCGCGGTAAACTCGCCGGTGGTGGCGTTTCAGGGCGCCGGACGGGCGGTCTGGTCGTCTCGCGATGTGGGCACGCTGACGCGGATCGGCTTCCTGGGAAACCCGGTGGCCTTTCGATGCGTAAAGGTGATTGCGGAGGCGGCGGCGGCGGTCCCGGTCGTGGTGCAGGACGCCGACCGGCGTTTTGACGTGCATCCGGTGATTGACCTCATGGCCGCGCCGAACCCGGGGCAGGGCGGCGCCGCACTGATGGAAGCGTTCTACGGCAACCTGCTGATCTCCGGAGACGGGTATCTTGAAGCCGCGGGGATCGTCGAGTCGGGCGGCCCGCGCGAGCTTTATGTGTTGCGCTCGGACCGGATGAAGGTCGTGCCCGGGTCGGATGGCTGGCCGGTTGCCTATGAGTACAGCGCGGGCGGGCGGAAGCATGTCTTTGACATGCGGGCCGAGCGGGTGCCGGTGCTGCACGTCAAGGCGTTCCATCCGCAGGATGATCACTACGGATTGACACCGTTGGCGGCGACCGCGGCGGCGATCGACGTACACAATTCCGCGGCCACCTGGTCGAAGGCGCTGCTCGACAATGCGGCGCGGCCGTCCGGGGCGATCGTCTATCGGGGGGTGGACGGGCAGGGAGCACTCGGCTCGGATCAGTATGCGCGGCTCGTCGAGGAGCTCGAGACGCACCATCAGGGGGCGCGGAATGCCGGGCGGCCGATGCTGCTCGAGGGTGGGCTCGACTGGAAGCCCATGGGGTTCTCGCCGTCGGACATGGAGTTTCACCGCACGAAGGAGGCGGCCGCCCGGGACGTGGCGCTGGCTTTCGGGGTGCCACCGATGCTCCTCGGCCTGCCCGGTGACAACACTTACGCGAACTACTCCGAGGCGCACCGGGCGTTCTATCGGCTGACGGTGCTGCCGCTCGTCGCCAAGACGCTGGCGGCGATGTCGGGGTGGCTGCCCGGGTTTTACGGTGCCGGGTTCCAGCTCAAGGTGGACGAGGACAATGTTCCGGCGCTCGCCGAGGAGCGCGAAGCGCTCTGGCGGCGGATCAGTGACGCGGGCTTCCTGAGCGATGGCGAGAAGCGGCAGCTGCTCGGGTTGCCGAAGGTTCAGGGGGAGTGATGCGTGGCCACGGTTCGCGGCGGCGGCTCGCGCTTCTTGTATGAGCCCTTCGACGTCAATTCGGCGCGGATCGAGGTTCACGAGAGAATTCAGGAAGAACGCTGGGGGCAGCTTGAGAGGCGGCTCCTGCACATCGAGGTTTCGCTCGATCGGCTGGAGAAGCGGATCTGGCTCGCGGTCTACGGCGCGGCGTCGCTGATCCTTGCCGACATCGCCTACGGGCTGCTGTCGATGTCCACCTCCTGAGGGACGGTTGGAGATGAGCTATCGGAGTGGCGGGTCCTGCCCGCTCGAGACGAAGTTCTGCAGCTTCGACGGCGCGCTGGCGCTGACCGAGGGGGCAGCGATCGCCGGGTATGCGAGCCTTTTCGGCGCCGCGGATCAGGGCGGGGACGTGGTGCAGGCAGGTGCCTATTCGGCTTCGCTGCGGCGGCTCGCCACGGCGGGGTCGGGTGTGAAGATGCTGTGGCAGCACGATCCGACGAAGCCGATCGGCGTGTGGGATGAAGTGCGTGAGGACGCGCGCGGCCTCTACGTGAAGGGGCGGCTGCTCCTCGACGTGCAGGCCGGGCGCGAGGCGCATGTGCTGCTCGAGGCGGGGGCCATCGACGGGTTGTCGATCGGCTTTCGCACCGTGCGCGCGGAGAAAGGGGCCGGAGGGCGGCGGCTCCTGCACGAGATCGAGCTCTGGGAGGTGTCGCTCGTCACCTTCCCGATGCTCCCCGAAGCGCGGATAGGGGCCGATTCCGTCGACCTCGATCCCGATCTGGCGCGGACCCTGGCGGAGACCTTCCGCGAGGCGAGGCAGATGCTGGCGTGAGACGCCATCTGGAAGCTCAAGGAAAGGCATCGATGCAGAACGCTGACGCGAAACCGGAGGCGAGTGTCGCCGGTCATGGCGCCCTGGAGGTCAAGGCGGCAATCGCCGGTTTCCTTGGGGGATTCAACTCATTTCAGTCCGAAATGAAAGCAAAGATCAAGGAACAGGAAGCCCGTCTGGCCATGCTCGACCGCAAGTCAATCGCCATGTCTCGCCCCCCGCTCGCGCGCGCTGCCGAGGATGCGCCGCACAAGAAGGCCTTCGGCGCTTACCTCCGTTCGGGGGAGGAGGGCGCGCTGCGCGGCCTTGGCGTCGAGGAAAAGGCGATGTCGACGGCGGTGGCCGCCGACGGCGGCTATCTCATCGACCCGCAGACGGCGGCGGACATCGTCGGGGTGCTGCGCTCCTCGGCATCGCTTCGCACGATCGCGAACGTGGTGACGGTCGAGGCGAGTGCCTTCGATGTGCTGGTCGACCACACCGACATCGGCTCTGGCTGGGCAACGGAGACGTCTTCGGTGGCCGAGACCGGGACGCCGCAGGTGGACCGGATTTCCATTCCGCTGCACGAGTTGTCGGCGCTGCCGAAGGCGAGCCAGCGGCTGCTCGACGACTCGGCGTTCGATGTGGAGGGCTGGCTTGCCCAGCGGATCGCCGACAAGTTCAGCCGGGCGGAGGCTGAAGCCTTCGTGAAGGGCGACGGCGTCGACAAGCCGACGGGGTTTCTGAAGTATCCCAAGGTTGACAATGACCTCTTTGCCTGGGGCTCGCTCGGCTACGTGCCGACCGGTGCTGCCGGCGACTTCAGTGCGACGGAACCGGCGGATGCGGTCGTCGATCTGGTTTATGCGCTGGGCGCGCGCTACCGGGCGAACGCGTCCTTCGTGATGAACTCGAAGACCGCCGGCGCCGTGCGCAAGATGAAGGACGCGGACGGTCGGTTTCTCTGGTCGGACGGGCTCGCGGCCGGGGAGCCGGCGCGGCTCATGGGCTATCCGGTGCTGATCGCCGAGGACATGCCGGACATCGCGGCGAATGCTTATGCGATTGCCTTCGGTGACTTCCGCGCGGGGTACACCGTGGCGGAGCGGCCTGACTTGCGGATCCTGCGCGATCCGTTCTCCGCCAAGCCGCACGTGCTCTTCTACGCGACGAAGCGGATCGGCGGTGACGTCTCCGATTTTGCCGCGATCAAGCTTCTGAAGTTCGCGACGGCCTGAGGCCGCGCCGCAGGGATCCGGCCCCGGGCGACCGGGGGCGGCGGCACACCCCCGCATCTTTCCAGTCTGCTGCTCCTCCCTCCGCTCGGGCGGTGCGGGGGTGTGCTTTTGAGTATCGTCGGGCGCCGGGGCAGCTGCGCGTCCGACCCCGTGCCGCCGAGCGGCGGTCAGCAGGAGTGAGCAATGATCTTGACCGAAGTCGCCGCCGTTCCGGCGACGGCGCTGCCAGTGCGCGCGTTTGCCGGGCATTTGCGGCTCGGGACCGGCTTTTCCGACGACGGCTCGCAGGACGCGGTACTCGAACTCTACCTTCGCGCGGCCATGGCGGCGATCGAGGCGCGGCTGGGGCGGGTGCTTCTCGCCCGGAGCTTCGTCTGGACGGTGGAGCGCTGGCGCGAGGACGCCAGTCAGGCGCTTCCGGTGGCGCCGGTGCGGCTGATCGAGAGCGTGATGCTCGCGGACGCCGAGGGAAAAGAGACGGCGGTCGATGCGCTGGCCTGGTCGTTGCTGCGCGATGCGCAGCGTCCGCGGCTGGTCGGGCGCTTTGGCCGAAACCTGCCGCGCATCCCGCGGGGCGGGTCGGCGACTGTGCGCCTTGTCGCGGGGTTTGGCGCGGTCTGGGACGAGGTGCCGGGGGACTTGCGACAGGCGGTGTTCCTGCTGGCAGCGCACTACTACGAGGTACGGGCCGAAGCGGGAACGCGGGCAGGGTGGATACCGTTCGGGGTTCTCGCGCTGATCGAGGCATATCGGGCTACCCGGATCGGGGGCATGTCGTGAGTGGCGTGGAGCTGTCACGACGGCTGACGCTTGAGGAGCGGGTTGCGATACCCGACGGAGCGGGGGGCAACATCGTCGACTGGCGGGCACTCGGCGCGGTCTGGGCCGAAGTGAGGCCGAGGTTCGCGCGTGAGGCGTTCGTCGGCGCTCAGCCGCGGGCGAGGGTGACCTATCGCATCATCGTGCGGTCGGTGCCGTATGGCGGGGCCTCCCGACCGCGGCCGGATCAACGGTTCCGCGATGGCGCGCGGGTGTTCGACATTCTGAGCGTGGCCGACCGGGACCACCGCTTTCTCGAGATCCTCGCGGAGGAGGGGCCGGCGCAATGAGCTACCTTTTCGGAGCCGGATTGCAGGCCCGCATCTACGAAAGGCTTGCGAGCGATGCGACGCTCGCGGGGCTCGTCGGGACGGCAATTCACGACGGAATGCTGAAGCCGGGACCTGACGGGGCCGCGCGAGACTACGTGATACTTGGCGAAGAGTCGGTTCGTGCGAACGACACCAAGACGAGCGTCGGCGCGATCCACGATTTCACGGTGACGGTGCATTCGGCGCGCGACGGGTTCGACACCGCAAAGCGGATCGCAGCCGCAATCTGCGCGTGCCTCGTCGATGCGCCTCTGCCGGTCGACGCCGGGCGGCTAGTGGCGCTGCGGTTCCTGCGCGCCGGCGCCGAACGCGGGCCGGCGCCAGAGAAGCACAAGATTTCCATGCGGTTCCGCGCCGTCCTGGATGCGGCGGACTGATTTCGGAGAGGATGAGACGATGGCAGCCCAGAGAGGCAAGGATCTGCTCCTGAAGCTCGACATGGGAAGCGGGAGGTTCGAGACCGTCGCCGGGCTTCGGGCGACGCGGCTCACGTTCAACGCGGAGAC